CGTAAACTCGAATTCTTTAATTTTCCTACTTCAAGAAATACAGGACGAAAAATATGAGTTGTTATTTGGTGATGGTATTATTGGCAAAAAATTAGAAAATGGGCAAGTTGTAACCGTAGAATATTTGATAACTGACGGAGTAGATGGAAATGGTGCCAACTTATTTTCTTTTTCCGGAGTAATTAGAGATAGTGAGGAAGTAAACTTAATTACTCCTAGTTCACCAATTTCTATTGACACAATTCAATCTGCACAAAATGGGACAAATATTGAATCTGTAGAGTCAATTAAGTATTATGCCCCAAAAATATATTCAAGTCAGAATAGAGCAGTAACCGGTAGAGATTACGAAGCAATTATTAAAAGAATATATCCAGATACCGAGTCGGTTTCTGTTGTTGGTGGAGAAGAATTAGATCCACCTGAGTTTGGAACTGTTCAAATATCAATTAAACCAAAGAATGGTGAATTTGTTTCGGACTTTAATAAAAGCAGAATACTTTCGCAATTAAAACAGTATTCAGTATCTGGAATAAATCAAAAAATAGTTGATCTTAAAATCTTGTATGTTGAATTGGATTCATATGTTTATTATGATGACTCCAAAGTTTCGACAGCAGATACATTAAAATCAAAATTATCAAATTCCATTACAAAATATTCTAATTCTATTGATGTGAATCAATTTGGAGGAAGATTTAGATATAGCAAACTTTTAAGAATTATTGATAGTACAGATACTGCAGTTACGTCCAATATTACGAGAGTTACAATTAGAAGAAATTTAGTTGCACTATTAAATCAATTTGCACAATATGAGCTTTGTTTCGGTAATCAATTTCACGTGAAAAAAGAGGGGTACAATATCAAATCAACTGGTTTTAAAATTTCTACAGAATCTGATACTGTATATCTAACCGATATTCCAAATTCAGATGGAAAGACGGGAATACTATCAATTGTTAAAAAACCTTTTGGAGAAAACACTCAAATTATTTCGGATTTTGCCGGAACTGTTGATTACATCAAGGGAGAAATTAATTTAAATACCTTAAATATTATTTCAACATCCAAACCAAATAACATAATTGAGATACAAGCTTTTCCAGAATCTAATGACGTGGTTGGATTGAGAGATCTTTATCTCCAATTAGACGTTTCTAAAAGTAAAATAAATATGTTAAAGGATGTAATATCATCAGGAGATGAAGTGTCTGGAACTGTTTTCAGTAGAGATTTTTATACATCAAGCTATTCTAACGGAAGTTTAATTAGAGAATAATATGATACAAACTGGAATTGAATCTAGAGTAAAGATTCAGGATATAATTTCCAACCAACTACCAGAATTTGTCTTGGAAGAAAGTCCAAAAGCATTGGACTTTTTGAAACAATATTATATTTCTCAAGAATATCAAAGTGGACCAACAGATATTGTTGAAAATTTAGATCAGTATTTGAAGGTTGACAATTTAATACCAGAAATTGTTGTGGGAGTTGCAACATTATCATCTGATATTAATCTCCCAGAAATAGATGATAATGGAAACGAATTACCAACTGCGGTTATAAATGTTTCCAGTACCAAAGGATTTCCAAATAAGTATGGATTGTTAAAAATTGATGATGAAATAATCACATATACAGAAAAAACTTCCACATCTTTCATTAATTGTGTTCGTGGATTTAGTGGCATTACAAGTTATCATCAAGATTTAAATGATGGTGAATTGGTGTTTTCTAGTACAAATTCTTCAACACATAGTGCTGGATCTACAGTAGAAAATTTAAGTTCATTATTTTTAAGAGAATTTTACAAAAAATTAAAATATACTTTTATTCCTGGGTTTGAAGAAAAAAATTTCACTCCCGATTTAAATGTAGGAAATTTTATAAAAGAGGCTAGATCTTTTTACGAATCGAAAGGAACAGATGAATCTTTTAGAATATTATTCAATGTTCTTTTTGGAGAAACTCCAAAAGTTATCAATTTGGAAGATAGACTTTTAAAATCATCTGGTGCAGAATATATTCGACGTGAAGTAGTCATTGCAGAATCAATATCAGGAAATCCATTAAATCTTGAAGGGCAAACGATATTCAAGACAAATGACACTTCTACAAATGCATCTGTATCTGAAATAGAAATTTTTACAAGAAAAGGAATAGAATATTATAAAATTTCACTCTTTGTCGGATATTCTGATTCTACATCTATTCAAGGAACATTTACAATTACTCCAAATACAAAAAGTTTTGACACTGTTCCTGTAGGATCATCCGTAATTTCCGTAGATTCTACAATTGGATTTCCGAAAACAGGAACTATCAAATCTGGTAACAATGTAATTAAATATAGTGACAAAAATATAAATCAATTCTTGGGATGTGAGGGAGTAACTTCAGAAATAAATCCAACAGATAACGTCTTTTCTTTAGATGAAACTTATTTTGGATATGAAAATGGAGATACTTCTAAAAAAGTAGAATTGAGATTAACGGGTGTTATTTCTGATTTTAATCAAAAATCCAAATTTGTCTCTGTAAATGAAGGACAAATTTTAACCGTAAAAAATATTGGAGATAAAATACAAAATTTTGGATCCGGTGAACCTAAAACTTATAAAGAAGTATTTGCAAACTCTTGGATTTATAATGCAAGTCCATCAATAGAAATTGAATCATTTATCGGAGATGGTGTAATATTAAAAGAAGGTATTGATAGATCGCAACTTAAGAAAGGGGATAGAATAGAAATAATTGATAGATCTACAAATCATGTAGTATATCCAATATCTGATGATATTCCTTTCGTAAAGGAAAAAATAAATTTTGGATCAAATATTGTTAAAATAGAAAATTTTTCCTTTGCCGGATCCGATTCTCTATACTCCATAAGGAGAAAAATTAATAAGGCAAGTAGTAATAGTGCAGAATTTAGATATGGAAACGATAGTATAATTTCCGATGTTCAAAATCTTTATAGTGATAATGAATTTGTATTTGTAGCATCTAATTCATTGCCATCTTCTGGAATTGGACACACTGATTTCAAATACAATATTCAAACTCCACTGAATGAGTCCATCTTAGATTTTTCTTCTGGATCTGGATTCTTGACAGGATATGATTCTGATGGATTTACAATTATATCGTTTGATAATCCAGTTAATTTCATAACAGGAGATAGAATTTATTATAAACCATCCCTAACTGAACCTTTGGGTGGATTGGAAGAGGGATATTATTATGTTGAGGTGCAATCAAATCCAAAGGAAATAAAATTATATACGGCAGCTTCTTCTATCGGTGAATCATCCAATGTGGTGAAAATTAATACACCTCTAGTAGAGTTTGATTCACATATATTCACAATTGATTCTCAAAGTAATAGAATTCTCAACTCCCAAAAACTTTTAAAGAAATTTAAATTATCACCAAACATTTCCGATGGAAAAGGAGAATTGACTCTTCCCGGATCAGTTGGAATGTTGATGAATGGTGTGGAAATTTTCAATTATAAAACAAATGATATCATTTACTATGGTCCAATTGAGAGTGTTAGTGTATTGAATGGTGGAAATGGGTACGATGTAGTCAATCCGCCTATAATAGAAGTGTCTACTGGAGCAGGCACAACGGCATTAGTCCAACCAGTTGTGACAGGAACTATAACAGATATATTTGTTGATAAGCAAGATTTTGATGTTGAAAATATTTTATCGGTAAGTATCAATGGTGGTAATATATCTGGTGGAAAATTTGAACCAGTATTAGTAGAAAGAAGAAGAGAAATTCTTTTCGATGCTAGGTCTACAACTAATGGCGGTGGAATTAGCACATCTACACCACAGTTGACATTTTTAACAGATCACAACTTAAATAATGGTGAAGAAGTTTTTTACAATAATCTAGGAAATCCTAATGTAAGTATTGGAATAGGACTTTCTTCATTATCTAATGGTTCCTCTTATTTTGTTTCTGTTGATAATAATACAACTATCAAATTATATGATTCGTATAACAATTACTTGAATAATAATCCGATTGGATTTGCAGCAACTAGTTTGAGTGGAACTCAAAAGTTTTTGGTAGGTAGTCCCAAAAAAACAATTTCAGAAATAAAAGTTATTGATGGTGGATCACTAACCAATAGAAAACTTCTCATAAAACCAAGTGGAATATCAACCACTTCAAATCTAATAAATTTTCAAAATCATGGATTTAAAAATGGAGAAATTATAGAGTATTCTTATATTGATACTATTATTTCTGGATTATCCACTGCGAAACAGTATTATGTCTTATATAATGACGAAAATTCTTTTAGATTGTGTGATGCAGGAATTGGTGGAACAGTAAGATCTAATTTTGAACAGGAAAATTTTGTAAAAATTGATTCAATTGGTTCTGGTTTTCAAGAATTCAAGTATCCAGAAATAACTGCAAATGTGGAATATACACCCGTTGGAGTTGGATCTACAGTACAATCGCAAATAGTCACTGCCACACCAGTGGTTAAAGGTAGGATAGTAGATCTATACCTTTATGAAACTGGCACTGGATATGGTTCTTCTATTTTAAATGAACAGAGAAAACCAAGATTTACTATAAAAAATGGTAGAGATGCACAAGTAGAACCAATTATTGTTAATGGATTAATAACCGACACAAATCTTCAATTTGGTGGTTATGAATATTTTTCAACACCAACTTTGGAAGTTAGAGACCCAAGTGGTTCTGGCACTGGAGCTAAATTGAGAGCAATAGTTTCCGATAGTGGGGAAATAACTGACATTAAAATTGTTAATCCTGGAATAGGGTATTCAACTTCAAGCACAATCAATATTATTCCTAGTGGATCTGGTGTTATATTGGATTCTAATCTAAGAAAATTATACGTCAATAATGTCAATAAAACTCCATTGCGACAGTATGAAACTTTTGAAAATAGAGGAGATGACGTTCAATATTTCGTTTCTGCATACAATGAAAATATCAGAAAAACTTTTGACGACAATGGAAATGGAGCATCTAAGATAATTGGTTGGGCTTATGATGGAAATCCAATATATGGTCCTTTTGTTCCTCTTGTAGATTCAACTGGCAATAATTCTGGAATTAATACTTTAACATCTAGTTATCAAAAAGATCTATCAAATATATTTGATAGGCCAACTGGATTCGATTTAGGATTTTTTATAGACGATTATAAATTTGATGATTCGGGAGATATTGATGTAAATAATGGGAGATTTTCAAAAACTCCAGATTTCCCCAATGGAATATATGCATATTATGCGACTATAGACCCAGATACTAAAGAACCAGTATTTCCATATTTCATCGGAAAATCGTATAGATCAAACACTCTAAAAGAGAATAATACTTTAGACCAAGATTTTGATTTTAATAGCTCATCTTTGATTAGAAATACTTATCCCCATAAAATTTCAGAGACATTCTCAGATAATGATTTTGTAGTAGAATCTAATGAGATAAGCAGACAGAAAATAGTTGTCGAGTCTACTAGTAAAGGATTTATATCTGGATTTGATATTATTAATTCAGGTGATGGATATAAGGTTGGTGATGAATTATTATTTGACGATGAAAATACCAATGGTGGTGGTTTAAAAGCAAAAATTTCTTCAATTAAAGGAAAAGATATAAATCAGATAGAAACTACAATCCAATCATTTCCAAATTCAACTTTTGTTTGGGAAGGCTCAAAGATAAGAGGATATATTTTACCATCACATGACTTACAAAACTTAGATTATGTAAATGTAAGTGGATTTAGCACGTCAAATATTTCAAAACTAAACGGAATACTACAAATAAATGTAGAACCAAATCCAATTATTGGACTTTCAACTGAAATTGTTGGATCTGGATCAACAACGACTGAAATTTATCTCACACATGTTCCATCAAATGTATCTGCCGGAAATAGTATCGGTATTGGGACAGAGGTTCTACAAGTTTTGAATGTTTATCCGAATAAAAACATTATTAGAGTTAAACGGGGACTAGTAGGAACTGCACATACAGTTGGAGAACCTGTCATTATAAAAAATAATACATTTACAATTGATATTGACCAAGATTATTTTGAATCTAAATTAAACGAAAAAATTTATTTTAATCCTCACGAATCAATAGGCATCGGAACAATTTCGGGAGTTGGTTATTCGACATCTTTTAATTTTGGAAATGAAATTATAACAAGAAATATTCCTACTCAGAGATTGTATATTGAAGATCATCCATTTACTACAAATCAGAAAATTACATTTAATTCTAATGGGGGAAGTTCATTTTCTATCGCAACTTCACCAACTGGTGTTCCATTTAACATACCATCAACCCTTTATGCTGTTAACAAGTCACCAAACACCATAGGAATAAAAACTGGACTTGGTGAAGAATTTAATGAAGTTTACTTCATTGATAATGGTGATAATTTTGACTATTATTATTTTGAAACTAATTTTGAAGAAAAACTTGGCAATATTGAAAAAATAACTTCAGTAGTTTCTGTATCAACTTCTCATGGACTAACATCTGGAGATACCATCAACTTATCAATAAATCCTCAATTGAATGTTGGAATTGGCACTTCTACATCAATTAAAGTTGTTTATGAACCAAAAATTGGAACTATTATTGTTAATCCAATCGGATTTAATTCTACGGGAATTAATACGTCAACAAATGAATTAACTATTTTAAATCATGAATTGAAAACTGGTGATAGAATATTTTATAATGCGGATGTGGTATGCTCTGGATTGAGTACGGGATCTTACTTTGTTTATAAAGTAAATTCTGATAAAATAAAGTTATGCGACACTTTTTCAAATTCTAATCAAAATCCACCAATAGTTGTGAGCATTGGTGATAGTGGCGGTGCTTCACAATCTATTTCACTTATCAATCCACAAATACAATCAATTAAAAATAATAATGTTGTATTTGATTTGACAGATCCTTCACTGTCTGGTTACAAATTCAAGGTTTATTATGATAATCAATTTAAAAATGAATTTATTTCTGTAGGAACTACTAATGT